CTAGCTTGATATAGAATTCGATGGTTATATTTGGTGGTCTGGATTCACGTCCATCTTCAAATCTACAAATAACCTTGGATCACTCGAACCTAAGTTACTTAGGTCGAGTGTAAGTTGATAGTTGAATACGCGATAGAAATATGTACCGCGTTTTTCAATGTTATTCGCGTCCGCATCTAAGATGCGGCTGCAATTATTCATAACGATAGGTCCACGTTTAATGTGAGCCCAAGTCGTTCTAAAGCTATTGAATAGCCCATCAGGTGCAAAGATACTGTCCTTTGTCAGTATCGTAGCCTTTGAGTATATTTTCGTACCTTCTACGAAATTAACTACGTTCCGTTCCATACTAATTGGAACTTTCATAGTATACATTTTCGAATCAACAATTTCTACGATAGTATCGTACATATTGTTTTTCGACTTATTTGTTTCTTTACAGAAACCTCTATCTATGTTGAGACTGTTCAACCAAATTGAACCAGGATCTTTCATAGGGTCGGTTGGATCTTTGAGTACATCAAATACTTCTTTCCAATCATAATACTGCTCTTCTACATGTAATCTTTTAATGTAAAAGGGCATAGATTTCCACACTTTTATCCTATCTGGGATAAGAAGCGCGAAGTCGTCAAATGCCGTGAACTTCTAATGAGGTCCAAAGTCGGCAAACCATCTAATGAAATAGTCTTTATCAAAGTCTAAATTCATTCCTCTCTCGGAAGTTTTCCGAGATATAAACATCCTTAAAAGTTGAGAAAGCATAAATCTTTCATATTCTTTAAGGTCATTTGTCTTGTCATGTAAAAGCACTAGTGCTTTTAATATGTAAGGATCCCACTAGTCTAATGACGGTGGTTTCCCCTAAGCTAGCCCACCTGCTTCTGCAGGCAATGTTATATACATTGTCATGGGCATATATTTATAAAAGTTCCTAGCGAATAATTTCTTAGCAACTTCTGTCTGGCCTTTGTATATGGATCTCATCCATGTTACTTGCCTATTAAACATATCGTTCCTCCCATAAAGAGGGGAACAATCTGAATCTGCGTTTGTCTTCTGAAATACAGAAAACAGTCGCATTTTGAAATAATCTATAAAAGGAGGTTCCGGAACATTTTCCGGAGTTTCCCATATAGTCATATTTGGATTCCATTTGGTTTTTTCCCTTGGATTCAATTGCCATGATTTCGATTTTACTAAAATCGCTTCACCGTAGCAACAACCGAACTTTGCGATTAATGTTTTGTCGTTTGGCTTAAAGCCAATCAACCTCATTAAATTTAAAGTTATATAGTGTTCTTGTAAAGGACCTTCTGCTATGCAGTCGTCCCCAAGACTACTGTTTCTACATCCTGCCTGAGCTGTTGTGGCTCTAGACAGAATCATTCCATTACAAATGGTAAGTAATTGCTTACACATTGGTAATCCCATTGGTACGCCCCTTTGAGTAAGGGCTTCACCATCATATAGCATAGGCATAGTAATACAGTTTCCTGACTCTAATAGCCAGGAATTTGTTATACCCATTCCTTTACAGAATGACCTAAACGCTCTTCTGGTTGGTTCTCTTTCCATCCAGTCCGTAGCAGCCGTGTAATCACAAGTTAAAAACTAGTTATTATCCTGGCATGAAAACGGATTATTTGTTCTTACTCTTTGAATAAAGTAATCCCAGGCTGCCGATT